CCTCGAGCAGTTCAAGCGTCTCCGGGGTTAACCCCGTGGCGGTGTTGATTTAGATCCCATACCCGGCCCTTTGGCCCCCCGATAGAGGCAAACACCATGGCCACCATCCTCCCATTCATCGCTGGCACGGACCTCTCGTCCAGCCAGTACCTGCTCGTCAAGAGCGACGGTACCGACTCCGAGCGAGTCATCGTTGCGACGGCCGCGAGCGACAACCAGATCGTTGGCGTCCTGGACAACGCCCCCGGCGACGAGGGCATCGCGGACGTGGTCCTGTCCGGGATCTGTAAGGTCCGTGCCGGTGGAGCCCTGGAGCCCCACGACTACATCATGTGGGGCACCGGAGGCAAGGCGGTCAAGTACGTCGCCGGATCCGGCAACATCTGCCTGGGGCGCTACATCCCGGAGGTCGCGGACGCTGGCGGCAGCAAGAGCTACCGTGACGCGGCCGCGACCGACCTGGTCACCATCGACCTCCAGGTCGGGCTCCAGGTTGCGGACGTCAAGACCACGGCGGAGCTGGCGTCCACCGCAGGCGCCGGGCTGATCGGGATCCTTGACACCGCCACGGACTACACGGCGACGACCGTCGAGGGTGCCCTGGCCGAGGTCAAGATCATCGCGGACGCTGCGGCCCCCAAGGCCTCCATCCGGCGGGCCGTCGGCACCGCCGGCGCGGACGCTGGCAGCAGCATGCCGGTTGCCGTCCAGATCGAGGACGGCAACGGAGCCAGCGTCGCGGCCGTGACCACGGTCCTGTGCGAGATCTTCGACGCGGACATGATCCTGGGCCTTGCGGCCGCGTGGACCCTGGCCGAGACCGGCGTCGGCGCGGAGGTCACCGCGTCCGCACACGCCACCCTGCTGATCACGACCGACGCCAACGGCGCCGCCACCGTGACTGTCTCGGATGTGGTTACGGGGACTAATGAGACGGTGCGTCTCAAGATGACTGTGATTCCGGGCGAGGGTGAAATCGGCCAGCCGACCTTCACCGTGTGCGACTTCAACTAATGATTTGACCCGGGCACCCCCAGGGCGCCCGGCTTCGACGTTCAACCAAGGGGGTGCCCAGTCCCCCGCCACTATATGGAGGCCCCGATGGCCAACCCCTATATCTCCCCGGTCGCGGATGTGGCTCTCACCATGGTGGCGGAGAGCTGGCACGACCGAAACGAGGCGCGATACATCGCGCCCAAGCTCCCCCAGGTGCAGGTCCGTGGCCTGCGGTCGCAGCACAGCGGCATCACGACCTACAGCCTGGCTGCCCGCGACAACTACTTGCTCAAGGCTGGCAAGGGCCGCAGCTACCGCCCCGGCCAGGATCTGCGTCCCGCCCGCGCTCTCGGCGAGCGGTCCGTGACGATCACGTTGACCAACGAGGCCAACGACCCGACCCCGTTCCCGCTCCCCCGCGATGGGCAGTCCAGTCGGTTCGCGGACTACAGCTCGGTGATCGCGCAGCACCTGTTCGAGCTCTACTCCCGGCGGGACCAGGCCGTGATCACGGCCATGGCCAACAACACCCTGTTTGGCGACGGCGCGGGCGGCCCGGCCTCGTGGAGTGGCACCGACGTGCTGTCCCTCCCCGACAGCGACGGCACCCAGACCCCGATCCGGGACATCGACAAGTACATGCTCACCCTGAAGCCGTTCACCCGCCGTGGGGACCTCCGCCAGGTGGCGTGCGCGGACCTGCTCACCCTCCAGACCCTGGCCAGCAAGCCCGCCTACCACGGCGGCGGCGCGGGCAGTGGTGTGAGCGCCCGCCTCACGAACCTGGAGATCGTGGACCGACTGAAGGCCCTCCACGGCTTCGACGAGGTCTGGATCTCCGATCTGCCCGCCGACACCGTCTTCGACGGCCAGACCTCGGCCCCGTCCCTCATGGCGACCACGCCCTTTTTCTGGATGGGCCTGGTGGCGGAGGGTAACTTCGATCTCACCAACATGATGCCCCTGAGCCTGCCGGATGGCGCCATCGTGATGGCCCAGGAGTTCAGTCCATGGGTCGACCGGATCGAGGACCCCACGACGGAGAGCCTGCTCTACGTGGGCAAGGACGCCTTCCAGGCGGCGACGCCCCGTGCTGCCTTCGGCCGGTGCATCACGGGGAATTTCCAGTAAGCCCCGTAGCTGCGGGGCCGTGAGGCCCCCGGCTCGGTTCACCATGAGGGTCCGTCCATGACTGCGACCGCACTCCAGACCTTCGGGATCACGAGCACCATCCTGGCGGCCTACCTGCCACAGGTGGGGTTCGAAGGCGCCGACGACCTGTTGACCACCGCTCGGGTGGCGCAGCTCGTCGAGGACGCCAGCTCCGAGGTCTGTGGGTATCTGGTCGCGGCGGGCGTCGACGTCACAGCCTTGGCGGCGGACACCTCGTCTGGGGCCTACAAGCTCATCCAGCGCGTGATCGTGCGCCAGTCTATACCACTGGTGCTGCTGGCCATCTCTGGCAACCCAGACCAGATCGAAGCGGCCGAAGAGCGTGCGGCCACAACGCTCAAGCGCCTCCTGGACAACCCCGCCCTGCTTGGCTACGACGACCCGGTAGGGCAGACGCCCTGCGCCCGGACGACGACCGACGACTACTCCACCCTGAGCGCCACCAACGCTGCCGTGGCGCGGGAGTGGGGCATCACGCCGACCAGTGGCCCCATCCCCTGGTAGGGTCCGGAGGTACACCATGGCCTACAGGTCCAACGCACAAGTCAAGTCGGGCGGGGGTCTTCGGTTCGACAAGTTCCGGGCGGCCATCGGGGCCGCCCAGGCCGCCGTTGACCCTGCCAAGATGGGCAACAAGGCGAAGTTCCTCGACTTTCTCGACCGTGAGGTCGTGGCCTTTTATCGCTCTCGCGGTGGGGCGATCTCAGTCGTGACAGGCGCACTGCGTCGGGCGCTGACCGCGACGAACGACAGCGCCCGCGAGATCACGATCTCGGGCCGCACGATCAGGCTCGTGATCCTCCACCCCGGCGCGGCCGTGTGGGGCGCCCCCAAGGTTATGCCCGTGATCGACCTCGGCAAGGTGGCTGCTGAAGCCACCCGCAAGTACCACGAGTGGGAGAAGAGCCAGTGACCGCGCACGTCGCCTCATACGCCTCCGAGGTTGAGGAGCGAGCGCACTCCGTGCTCACGGACGCATGGACCGACGTCCTGGCTGCCGTCGCGGCGCGCCGGTCCCTGACCACGATCGACATCGGGCCACCCCTGACCCAGAGCACCGTGGAGCTTGGTCCGGACCTGGCCGCCCCGGTGGATGGGATGGTCGAGATCGCCCCGGCCTTCGAGGACGACGTGCGGCCGCCGCAGCGCTACCCGGCTGTCCGGGTCGCCGTGGTGGACTCGGACGAGGTCTACGGTGTCAACGCCGGCGCGGGGCGCGCCCTACACACCCTCGAGGTCCGGACGCTGGTCCGGGTGTCGAGCCGGGCCGGGACCATCGGCGCGACCAAGGGGTGGTCGGCGTCCACGGCCAGTCTGATCTGCGGCCTGACCCACCGCATGGCGGTCTACCTACTCCAGGCGGGCCTGACCGACGACACCACCGGGATCTACAACGTCGAGTCGACGTCCGGCGGATCTCGCGACCTGGTCCAGGGCGACGACGTCACGATCTACCGCGCCACGTCCACCCTGGGCGTCTGGCAACGCACACGCTCGGGGAGGTTTGACCACCCCGTCACCGATAGCTAGGAGGCCCTCCCATGTCCACGTACAGCGAGAAAGACGGATCCGTCCGGGTCAAGGTCGAGTCGGCTTACGCTACCGACCCCACGTTGGTTGAGAGCGACGTGGTCTACGTCGAGGAGCTCGTGGTCACGGCGCAGCGGGACGTGATCCAGCGCAAGGGCGCCAGCCCCTACCGCGCCGGTGCAAAGCCCGTCGTCGGCCCCCAGACGGCCGACTGGTCGGCCAAGGTCGAGATGACCCCGGTAGTCATCACGGCCGGCACGGACCTTCCACTGGAGGACCCGTGGCTCCAGGCCATGGGGTTCGAGGCGGTCTACGCAGCGGGGCCACCGAAGACCCGGACGTACACCCTCAAGGCGCGGCCCACCGCCTCGGTCGCGCTCGAGATGTACACCCACAACGCCGCCGATGACGACGGGTGGGGGCTCCAGCTCCTCGGCTGCCGGGCCGACGGCTCCATCGAGATGACTGGCAACGAGCGGTGGTTCCTCGCGCCGTCCGGCAAGGCCGCGTCCTTCGCGCGCTCCGACGAGGGCGCCAGGGCCGCCACGGTCTATGACTTTGACACCAACCCCCTCGTCGGGGGCGCCGGCGAGTGCCAGGTGATCGCGCTGCTCTCCGACCTGGCCGGGACGGACGAGCCCTACCCCATGACAACGGGGCGGCTCGTGAGCGCGACCATCGCGCTCAACAACGGTGTCAACCTCAAGCGTGGGGTGTGCGGGCAGTCCGTTGGCATCGACCCCGTCGACGCGCCGACGATGGAACTGGTCCTGGAGGTCACCGACCCCAGCGACTTCGACCCGTGGCAGTACCAGGGCAACGACGCGACCGGCTCCACGCAGGTCCCGATCCTGGTTTGCATTGGCTCCCCCGACCTGTCCTACGTCGCCACCACGGCGTGCCAGGCGACATCGGCACCGGCGTCGCGGTGCGGTTCTACGGGTTCATCACGGCGGTCGCCGAGGGTGCCGACTCCGGCGCCAAGACCTGGACACTAAGCCTCCAGGGTGCCTGGCCCGAGGGCGCGCAGCCCGCCGGCGAGACGGCCGCCGAGGGTGTCCTGACCATCACTTACGCGACCAAGGCCGCGTAACGGAGGCCCCATGTTCAGTACGCTGTTCAGTTCTATCCGCGTCGAGGTCGCTCCCGGTCTTGACGCTCTCGTCATGTCGGAGCCAACCGTCGGAGTCCTCCGCGCGTTGGGTCGTGCCGTGACTGCCGCCGGAGGCAACCTGACCCCAGTGGAGGACGCCGCGCTCTGCGTGGCGCTCATGGTGACGGCGTGGGAGGGCGCGGGCGCCCCCGGCGCCGACGCCTGGCCCCCGCTCAGCCCCGAGGGCGTCGCCACGCGGCTCGCCACCGTCGACGCCTTGCCTCGAGGAGTCCTCGTGCGGCTCGGGCAGGAGTGTGGTGCGGCCCTCCGCCTGAGCGCTGCCGACTCGGACTGATCCGGCGTGCCGTCCGGTTGACCCGAGGGCGGCTCGCAGGGTACAAGGGGACCACAGACTGCGCGACCTGCCCGGTCAAGACCCGGTTGGGTCGCCGGTGCGACCGCCCCATGACGCGCCCCCCGCGTTGGGAGGACGCCCGGTGGGACTCATGGACGGCGGCGCTGGCACGGGTGCAGGGCCCGTCGACGTGTCCGGTCCGTTCCATCGAGGACCACCCCCTGGGGGCATGGATCGTGCAGGTCCTGGTGGACGCGCGGTCGGTCGAGCGAGGCTACCTGCTCCGGGCAGGCGGGCTGGAGGATCAGCCAGCCCGGTGGTGGGAGGCGGTGCACCTGGTGATCGCGGAGGTCGCCCGGTGTGATGCCGAGGCGGCTGAGGAGGCAGCACGATGAGCAACACCCGCGAGACCCTCACGCTGGACGTCAGGGGCAATGCGGTCAAGGCCCTCGGGGCTATCGACCGCAAGCTCGATCAGGTCGCCAAGAGCGCGAGCCAGGCGACCTCCGGCCTTGGGGCCATCACGTTCGACGCGGCCAAGGGCGCGGCCTTGGGTGCGTTCGGGGCCGCCGTAGGCGCGGCGGTGCTCAGCTTCCAAAAGCTCGGCGAGGTCGTGGGGAGCTCCCTGTCCCGAGCCGTGGCGGGGTCTGAGGAAGCCACCGCAGCGTCGGCGAGGATGAGCGCCGAGTGGGAGCGCATGGAGCTCACCCTGGGCCGGGCCTTGCTCGGGCCCGACGGGGGGGCCGCCCTGTTTGAGGGGCTGGGGCAGGTGGTCGCCACGGTGACGGCGGCCATCAGTGCCAACGTGAAGTCGTTCGGCGGGGCCTTCGAATACGTGATCCCCGTCATCAAGACTGTGGCGGTGGTGGTCGCGACTATGGCGGCTGCGGGTTTTACACCACTGGCACTGACGATTGACGCCGTGGTGCTGGCTGCCACCACGTTGTACGCAGGGTTTCTTGCCCTGAAGGCGGGGGCGCGGATCGCGGAGGAGGGGCTGGTGGCGCTGTCCACGCGGCTCGGGGTCACCAGTGATGAGGACCTGGCGGCGGCGCAAGACGCGACCAAGGCCGCCGCCAAAGAGTTTGACGAGTTCAAGATCTCGTCGGCCGGGGCGACCGAGGGCCTCTGGGACCTACGTGCGGGCATCATCGGGGTCGTGGACAGCACGGGGCAGTTGATCCCCGCCCTGGACCGCACGGCGAAGCTCCTAGAGGAGAAGTACAAGGCGGCGTTCAAGGGTCGGCAGGAGCTCGCGGCGTGGCTCGACATGAGCCCCGACGAGCTCGAGGCCTACGCCGAGCTGAACCAGCAGATCAGGGACAACACCGCGTCAATCAACGCTTACGCGAACCTCGGTCTGGAGCCGGCAAAAGGGGCGTCGGCGGGTGCGGCCGAAGCCACGGTGGAACTGTCGGAGGCCCTCGGCCTGGAGGCCACCGCCCTGCTGCGGGTGTCCTACGCGCGCGAGCAGGCCACGGCGTCCTTCATCTCGGAGCAGCAGGCGCAGGAGGAGTACAACAAGGGCCTGGAAGCATCCCTGGAATCCCGCGCCGACGCGGTGCGGGAGCTGTCAGACGCCGAGACCGCCGCCGAGGTGGCTCGACAGCAGGCCGCCGAGAAGGACAAGAACAACCAGCGCGGAGAGCAGATCGCCTCCACCCGCGACGCGCTGAGGGGGCTGGCGGGCGACACGGCCACCCTCACAGCCAACACCCTGACCCTGGCGGCGAGCACGGCGTTGGCGGGGGGGAGCCTGGCGGGCATGGGGCAGGCGTTCGCTGCGTCCCTGGGGGACCTGTTTGTCAAGGTCGGTACGGGGCTTCTGGTCGCGGGGTCGGGACTCTCGGCCCTGTTCGAGGGCAACCCCGGTGGTGCCATCGCGTGGGGTGCCGGACTGATCGCGGTGGGTGTGGCCCTGGGGGCCATCGGCAAGGCGGGGTCGAAGGGCGCCAAGCCCTCGGCCAGCGGCGCCGCCGGCGGAGCGTCCCTGGCTCGTGCGGCCGCGCCGCAGCAGACGACCCAACGCGACCGGTCGGAGACCGTGATCGTAGTCAACCTCGGCACTCGCGAGATCGCTCGTGAGATCCGGGACATGGGCCGGAGGGGCCAGATATGAGCCTGACACAGCCCGTGTTCCTGCATCCGATCACGATCCCGACGGCCTACGCCGGCGCCGGGGCGCTGTTGACCCTCAACGCTGCGCCGGTCACCCTCGCTGCGGGCACGTACTACTGGGCCGAGACCGAGGGTTCGGCCGGGAGCTTCAACGCGGCTCTGGTCACCGCGCTCAACGCCGCCATGGCGGGCACATGGACGGTGCGCTTCGGCGCGACGTTCCGGCTCACGATCGCGTACACCGGCGCTTCCACGCCCACCACACTGGCCTTCGTCGCGCCGACCGTGCTCGGGCTTGGGATGCTCGGGGGCGCGGAGGACCCGGAGTCGACGAGTTCCGCCAGCTTCACCGCGAAGTCCTGGACGGGGGCGTGGGACTGCCGGTGGATGTGGCGGCCCGTCGAGTGGATCATCGACGACCGCACCATGCCCCGTGCGGCGGTGGTCGTCGCCCGGAGCCCTTTTGACGGGACGGCGACGATCGACGACTACGGCGCCTGGGACGAGCGGACCCTGCGCCTGGAGGGCGTCCGGGGGGCCTACGTCTTTGACTGGGCGGCTGGACGCTCGCCCTTCTACGTCGAGGCCGGATCGGGCTCGGCGCTGGTCAACAACA